CACTTGCATCAGGTAAATTAAATGTATGTGTACTTCCACTTGAATTAATAGCAAAATCTGTTCCTGTTGTTCCTGTTGCAAAATTTTGAACTTGTGCTTGTAATCCATTTAAAGCAGTTAATCCAGCGGTAAATGTTGTTATTAATTCGCAAAGATGTCCGTTTTGTGTGTGTAATGTAATTGTTTTACCTGATGCAGTTACGTATACTCTTATCGCTAATCTATCATTTATTGTTAATACCGTTTCAGGCACTGCTAATGGTGTAAAATAAGCATCAATAGTTGTTCCGTTTGTTATTCCTTCGGGAGCAGCAGAACCACTTGCAATTAAAGTAAATGTAGTTCCATCGTATTTATACAATTCAGCATAAAATGAAGGTGAACCACCAGCAGAACTTGAAGAAAAGAAAAATTCTAAATTCCAATTTCCAGCAGGAATAAGTAATAATGATGGGTCTGCAACATCAGTTATAAATGAAGCTATATATCCATTAGAACTTATATTAAAATCTGCTCCAGTTCCTATTACCGCAGTCTTACTAAACTCGTAATAAGTTGTTCCTCCAAACGTACCCTGACTTGTTCCACCGTTTAAATAATAATTAACACTTGAACCACCACCACCTGCACCACCAACAGAAGATATTTGACCTCCTGTAATTGTAATATTATTTCCAGCAGTTATTACCGAACCATCAGCTGTTAATATTTGAGATGATGTACCACCACTTTTAATTAATTTTTCAGCAGTTATATCATTTAATCCTAAATCAACATCATTTGTAGCACCTGTGTAAGGGACTAAATTTGTTATTGAAGGAATAGTAGGCTTGTTTAATATCTGTGCATCGCCACTAACTGCGTTCCAATCTGCATTTACGTTTACTTCAGCACCTGTTGCAATACCACTTAATTTTGTTTTTTCAGCAGTTGTATAATCATTTAACGTAGCACCTGCTAAAGTTCCATTTCCTAAAGGTACACTTGCATCTGTTCCTGTATCGCTATTAATAGTAAAATTACTTGAGGTTTGTGAAGTTGTTAAATTAGTTGCTCCTCCAGCTCCACCTGTTGAAGATATTGTTCCGCCTGATATTGTTATGTTTGTACCAGCAGTTATTACAGTACCATCAGCTGCTAATATTTGAGCAGATGTACCACCTGATTTAACAAATGAATTAGCAGTTATAGAAGAAGTTGCAGTTACAATACCGTTTAATCTTGTTGTTCCATTTACATCTAATCTATATCCTGCATCCGTTGATTGGTTTATTGCAAAATTACCTGTTGGATAAAAATAAAATTGATTTGATGGCATTGAACCCGTAGTTCCTGTTGCAATTGTGATTCCTCCAGTTGTTATATGCCTAATATCAGACCTACCTGTTGATGTATTATTATAAAGCTGGATTCCTACTCTGCCAGCGGGTGTACCATATGAAATAAATCCAACTTCTCCACTACCATCATTTAATATCCAAGCTTGAGCACCATTATCTCTTAATATTGTTCTTAATATATTATCTGCAAAAGCTCTAAATAAAATTTTATTAACACCCGTAAAACTTCCTGTGTTAAAAATACTTTTTACATCTAATCCAACTAATACGTCGTTGTTTGCTGAAGAAGTTAATACATTAGATACAATTGTTCCTTGAGCTAAATTAGATACTGCGGTTTTTGTTCCTGATATTTCAACATTTCCTGTATTATTATTCTTTATATCATTCCCTGTTTTTGTCCAATAGTTTGAATCAGTAATTTTAGTATCAACTTCTGATTTGGTATAAGTATCTACAAGTTTATTCTTTTCAGCAGTTGTATAATCGTTCAATGTAGCTCCTGCCAAAGTACCATTCCCTAAAGGCACGATTGCATCATCCCCAGTATCTGAATTAATTGTAAAATTACTTGCAGTTTGTGTTGTGCTTAAATTTGTACCTCCACCTGATGAAGTAACTTTATTAATATTAACAGTAGTTAAATTAGGATTTACAGTTATTGCAACTGTTTCAACTGTTTCGTAAACATTAATATCTATTATATCGTTTGCCATTATCGTGTTACGTCATTAGTTATTGAAAAGTTTCCACTTATGTATGTTTTAACAGTACCATCTGTTTTTATAAGTTCAATATCATAAATATAATTATAAGCATCTAAATTTATAATTTGTCTATTGATTCTAAATGACCCTGTAGCAGCATTTGTAATTGTTATTCCTGCACTTGCAACTGAAGTTAATGAAAGAAATATTACTCCTCCATATTCTTTTCTTAATTGCATTCTTAATGTGCAACCTGTTAAATTTAAAGCAACTGAATTAACAAGCATTTGAAAGTTTACTAATTCAAATGTATCCCCTTTTATGTGTGTAAAATCTAAAGCCATTATTTGTCTTTATTTAGTTTGTTTAAAAATACCTCTAACTTTTTTACGTTAGTTTCTTTTGGCTTGTATGTTTCTTTTATAGTACCCATCCTGTAAAATTTGCATCTTTATCTGGGTAAACATCTGCATTTGAATTTAGATAGTATTCAGGGAATAAAGTTTGGTTAAAACTCATATAATCTATAAATCTATTTGTATAAGATTGTGCAACATCTCTTTCTTTTTCAATTAAGAAATCTATTTCAGATTTTTCAACCGTAGAACTGTTTTCAGAATTATGTTTGAATACTCCTTTATTTGATACTTTATAAGCTGCGTAAGGCAAAAACTCTACCATTGCCCAGTGTATTACCATTGGCTTAATATATTTGCTTAAAAGCGTTGTATATGGAGCAGCTAAATTACCTGCAACAATACCATCATTAATTTTGTCGTATAGTTTAGTTCCTAAATAATTTTGTATGTGTAATTGTTGTGCTTGATAAATATATTGAGTATATATATCAGGGTCTAAATTACCATTTAAGTTAGTAAATTTAACTATATCATTTGTGCTTATAAAAAGTCCTTGTGCCATATCTTAATTAGTTTGTATATCCCATTTTATTCCAATACTCTTGTGTATATCCTTTTGTAGGCATATCACTTGGCTTCATAGACACTTCTTTTTCATTACGTATTCTATATCCATATTTTTCAGCTATTGCATTGCTTAATGGTTCTGCTTTTGGACTTGTTGGGTCTATTTTTACACCATCTAAATTAGCGTATGTTCTACGTAGCCATTTATGTTCACATCTTGCTCCACCTTTATATAACCAAATAGAATATGTATCAGCACCTTTAACTCCAAAACCTGCATTTACAACTTGACCACCCATAGAAATAATATCTTCTTTTCTATAAACTTTGTCAGCGTTTACCATTTTATTGCAAAATTCTCTTTGTCCTGATAAATTTCCACTATAAACGTATCTTGTAATGAAGTTTACACCATCAACAACTTTATCTTGTTCTGATTTAATATTTGGTCTTGCAACTCCTGTAGTTACAAAGTTCCATATTTTAGATAATTTACTTTCTTTTTTAGAATTTATGTTTTGTATTTCTAAATCTAATTCATCTTCAGTATCATAATCAACTTCTGTTTCGTCAATTATTAACCATTCTTCACCTAATGTTTCTCCTTTTTCTATTAGTAAATCTGCAATAGAATCATTTGATAAATTATGTGAACACATTTTAACACCTGTTTCTTCTTCCATTGTTTCTGCATCCATTCCTGATACATCAATAAATTCTAAAGGTTGTATTGTTTTAAAATATAACTTTAATGATATATTGTTAATAGCTAAAATAACGTCCAAGGCTTCAATTATTTCTAATTGATATGGTTTTATAACTATATTGTCAAATAATAGCGTAGCAGTCTTTATTTCGTCTGCATTGTTACCTAATCCACCATCACCTGTTCTAATTCCTAATAACATTGGAGAAGTAACTCTATGTCCTACAATTAGTTTTTCAAAACATTCTCTTGACAAATATTCATAATGTGCAGGAGCATCATTTAAAGGTAAATCTTCAACAGTTGTTTTTGATTCAGCATTTTGATTAAAAGCTACAATTACTTTTTCACCTCTTGCACCTGTAAGTTTAGAAAGAACATCACGTTTAATTTTATCACGCATTTCTTCTGTAGGAATACCTGCATTGAAATTGATTACTTTTGTACCACTAAAACCATTTTGACAATCATTAATTTGATAGTCTGCTATGTTTTCCTCAAGCAATGCGTATGCTAAAGCACCAGAATAATCTATAGGACTATAATAATCAAATCCACTTACATAAGGTTTAATAACGTATATTTCAACTTCATTTCCATTACCAAATCCAAACGCAGGTATTTTTCTAATTTGTTCAGTTGGTTTTTTATTTTTCCAATCGTTGTGATAATACCAAGCCTCAATTTGTCCTTTATCATTACATTTTTCTGCTCTTAATGTTTGCATTGGAAAGTGTAAAACTTGTTTTACTTGTTTCTTTTCCATTACAACTTGCATTGCAGCCATTCCTAAAAGTTTTCTTTCTAAAGCTATTTTCTTTAAATCAGAATCTTTTATAATAGACTTCATTTGTGCATATTCATTAGGCTTTTTATTAGAATCTAAAGCATCTAATCCTTTACCATAAATCATATTAGCAACACCTGTTATAATAGCACCATTTGTAGCACTATAAAGATACCTATCTATTAAATATTGAAAGTAATTATTATCACTTCCATACTCAATAAAATCATTCTTTTTATTTTCTTGTATTACAGGACTTGTATAAGCACTTAAATTTACTATTGATATATTACTCATATATTTTAAATTCGTTGTTTGTAACGTTTGCTACGTATTCATTTTGATTGACTGTATATGTATCTGTATTTTGATTAGTACAAAAAACTTTATCTTTGTAAACTATATCGTCATTGTTTTTAATAGTCAAATTATAAAACGTATTTTCTTTTAATGCAAAAATAGTTGTCGTTGTTAAATAATAATCAGATAGGAAAAAATCAGCGGCTATATTTGTTTCACTTCCTGTTGTTTCGTTTCTTAAAACAATAGTAGTAGCTTTTAATTCACGTGGAATAAAACTAAATGTTTGTGGAGTATTTTGTTCTTTTAAAATTATCATAATCTATTTTATTTAATAATAAATTTAACGTAGAATTGTTTTAAAACAAAAAAGGCATACTAATTAAAGTACACCTTTTTAAAAAACAAACAAAACAAATATTATGCTACAGTACCTTCAACAATAGAAGCAAGTATTCCTGTAGTTAATGGCCCAGTTACAAAGTTTGCAGGAATTTTTTCCATACCTTGAAATTCCATTTTGTAAGATGAAGCGTCACCCATTGCAGCACCTGTAGAAACAGTAGCGGTAACTAAATCCATTCCTTTAGTCAAACCTGCCATAAAGAAATTACCGTTGTTATCTTCAACAATAACTTGTGGACGTCCATAAGCTAATAATTTAAGTTGTTTATGGTCAGCAATAGTTAATTTTTTAATATCTAAAGATAATTTTTGGTCTACAAAAGTAGTCCCATTGTCTCTTGAACTTGTTACAGTTTGTTCAAAAGTAGAAGTTCCTTTTAATTCATATTTGTAACCAATCGGTGTACCACCTAAAGCAGTAATTACATCCTCTTGTCCTGCAGTTGCAGAATATGTTACTGTTGTAGCATCACCCCAATTAATGAAGTAAACTGCTCTTAATCCTCCCAAACTGTCCTTACATTGAACAGCTCTTCCTAATGATATATCGCAAGGCATAATTTTATATTTTTAAAGTTAAAAAAAAGGGTAGGCAATTTTACCTACCCCATATTTAGTATTATAATTCAGATTATGCAGTTGGCGTGTAAAGTACAATTTCAGCACCTACACCATATTGAACCGCAGCAGTAAATCTCATTACTACTCTAACATTTTGACTTCCGTCAATATCAGCTAAATCAATCACCTGAACTTCATTTGTCAAGTCATTCAATAAACCTGTTCCAAAGTATAGGTTAGATTTTTGAGCAGCAATAGCATAATCATTTGTCATTCCGTTACAAACAAAGATTTTAACACCATCAAAAGAAAGTGAACCATTGTTAAACCATTGTGTTCCTTGTGCGTTTGTACCGTTAGCACCTAAACCAGAAGCTCCAAATCCACCTAAAGCACGTACATAATCACGAGCAATTGATTGAGAAACGTATAAATACAAATCTTCTTTTCCGTACAATGCAGCAGGAATGGCATCAACAATTTTTCCAAGTTCAGCAACTACATTTCCAGCAGTTACACCACCAGAAGCACCAGCTACATCAATAACAGTAGCATCAGCAGCAGCAAGAGTTAAAAATCCGTCAAATTCTCCAGCGTTAGCAGTAACACCTTTCCAAATGTTTTGTTCTGTTTTTTCAGCAACTTTAGCTACAACGTGAGACAATAAGAAATCAGCAAATGATGGAGGCAAAGTGTCAAATGCAGAATATCCCATTTGAATAGCTTCCCAATCAGAACGGAAATCTTTTTTACAAAGTTGTAAATTTACTTGAAATTCCTCGGGAGTAATTATTCTTTCAGTCAATGTAACTGTAGATGTAGCATCAAAATCACAAGTTGCATTTTTTACAATAGCATCTGTAGCGATTCTTTTAATTACTTCTTTAAAAGCAATGTTTGGTTTAACTTCAATACCACCATTGGCGATAGTTGAACCTGATAATAATGCAGCAGAGATATATTTTCCTGCAAATTCTCCTGCATAAGTAGTAGTAATACTTGTTGTAGTAGCCATAATTTATTATTTTTTAATTAAAAAGTTTTGCCATAACTATATCTTGTGTAGTCATTTGGCGATTAGTTGATATTTTATTTATTCTTAATTCAGATTTAACTTCTGGCGAATGTGTTAATGGTTCAACAACAACATCAGAACTTAATTCTTCTTTTACTTCTTTTGCTAATTTTAATTCAGCAATTTCAGTACGTAGTTTTTCAATTTCAGAAAAAAACATTTCTTTAGAAACTGATTCAACAATTCTTTTAGGAGTTGCTACTGTTTCAGCTTGTGCTTCAACCTCAACTTCTACTTCAGCTTCTGGAGCTTCTTCTTCTACAATGGCTTCTTTAATTTCAGCAATAACACCTTCAACTGCTACTACTAAAATCATTCCATCTTCAAGTTCGTATTCTCCAACAGGTACAGGAATTCTATCCTCACCGTTTACAATAAAAACATTGTTATCCATTTCAAAAGCATCTGCTTCTATAACAGTAACCCCATCTTTAAGTTTCATTTGAGCAAGTTTTACTTCCATACCCAAAAGAGTTTTAATTTCGTTTAGTACATTCATATTAAAAATTTTAAATTTATATATTAATTACTTTTATTTATATTTGTTATAAATTAGTTAATTATTTGTTAAAGTGAATTTTATATTATAAAGTTTTATATATTTGTACTATAATGTGCTGGTGACTGAATGGTTTAGGTAGCCAATATTGAAAAATATATTGGTGATATATTGGTTCGAATCCAATCCAGCACACAAAACAATTAAAATAAATAAAATGGAGATAGGAACAAAGTATAAGTTTTGGAATAACTCAATAGGAACTTTAATACAAACAAATAAAAACTTTGGATTGTTTAAATTTCAAGATGGAAGTCAATTTGTATTTAACTTAAATAAATTAATGTAATGAGTAAATTAATTTTAAGAAAAAAATATAATTTTATTATTGAAGAAATAAATAAAGATAATAAATGGATTTATTTAAAAGGTAAGTGTTTTGAATTATTGGGAAAAAGAGAAACTACAATATGTTTAGAAAATAATTATAAAAATAATAAAAGAATAATATAAAGCATTACATTCGTTGAAGATAAATAAAGACGTGTATAGGGAGCCGAATCCTGTTTGATGTAACGGTGTAATTATTAAGGGTAGCTAATTGCTACCCTTTTTTATTGAAAAGACTATTTAAGTGTGCATTAAAGCATAAATAGTGTATTAATATTTTATATTAAACTTGTGGAATTGTTGGAATACTTTTATCAAATGCTTCGTATTCTTTTGTTTTAGCAATTAATTTTTCTATTTCTTTTAATTGTGAAACATTAGCAACATCAACTCCTAATTCTTTTGCTTTAGATTTAAAATCATCAGCCGAAGATTTAGCAACATTATAAGATAAAGATTTTAAACTCATAACTGTATCTTGAAATTTTCTTCTTTCTGTTATTGCTTCACCTAATTTTTTACCTAAAATAGCACCTTGTTTTTCAATAGCAGAAATAATATCTTTACCATTTGATAAAATAGAATCTAATTCTTTTACTGAACCAAGTTCAACTTTTACACTTGCTAATTCTGTTTTTCCAAACAATGCTTTGTTTACTAATTTTTCAGTTGTCATATTATTTTTTTTTATTATAATTATTTTTATAACACTTTGTTATAAATTACGTTGTTCTTGTTGAAATTATATTTCCTGCTCCATCTCTAACTACTGCAGTAGAACCTCCAACTAAAGTTCCTATTCCTTGTTCTGATAATTCTCCATTACAACACTTTTGAGAGTATTTACCATCTTTACATAAGCAACCTCTGTTTCCGCCTTTTGGTGAACTTGTTTTATTTCCCATAATTTTATTTATTAATTTCAGCATTAGTTATTATTGATTTTATTTTATCTATTAATTCTTGTTCTTTTGCTATTTGTAAACTCATTTCTAATTTGTCAGAAAAATATCCTTCGATACTGAATCCTTTAACCTTTCCTGTTTTTACAAAGTCATTCCATATAGCATCATTATTAACTTTCATTGATACCATCCAAGTTCCTACAGGAGCATTTAAACCATACTTTTTAGATTTATCCATTTCAGTATCTTCAACTATCCAAGATTCAACTACTGCCAAATCCTTTAGTTTTTTATCGTGTTCTAATGTAGCATTGTTTTGATTGCTATTCATTAAAAATAATTCACTTGCCTTTCTTACTGTATCTTCTGAAAAGAAAATATAATATTCATCATTACCATTCTTACGGTAAATGTTTTTATTTGGTATTAATGCAGCACCCATTAAAATCTTCTTTTCATCATCAACTTTAGCAAGTTCTAAATGCTCACTTAATGCTACGAAATTAGATTCTATTGCAGGGAATTCTACTATTGATACTGCTTCTATTCCGTTTAACTTTTCAGATTCGTCTATAATTAATTCAACTATTCGCATATTCTTTTTTTATATTATAATTAATTTATATTTATTTTGTTTATCCTATTGAAGCACTTGAAACTATGTTTCTATCTAAACTTTGTTGTGTTGTTACATCATTAGCTACTACATAAGCTTTGATAGGTTGTTGTCCTTGTTGTGCTATTGTTTGAGCAATTTGATTTGTAGCACTTGCACCTACTACATTAAATGCAGGAGCAGCAGGAGCAGCACCTCCACCTCCAGATGGAACACCTCCAGCACTTGGAGCACCACCACCACCTACTGAAGATAATGCTTTTGCAGTTGCAGCTATATTAGCAGCTATCCCAATTCCTGTAGCTATATTATTTGCAACAATTATTTTACCAGCAGTAGCAACTGATAAACCAGCACTTGGTATTGCTAATGCAGCACCTTGAGCAGCAACAGCTACATTAGATGCGGTATTTGCTATAATAGACCTTGCTATACCCATTGCTGATTCAGCTATAATAGCTGCTTTTTGTAATGCTTTATTTTTACCTGCTAATCCTGATAACAATCCAATACCCGCTGATATAGCATTTAATTGAGAATCTTGTAATGCTTTCTTTTGTTCTGCAAGTTGTTTTTCAATTTCTAAATCTTTATTTGCCTTATCTTTTTTATCATCTAAACTTTTTTGATAAGCTGCATATTCAGCATCTGCTTGACTTGTTAAAAAGTTATTTGTTAATTCAGCAGTATCTTTATTATTTGCTTCTAAAATTGCTTTCTTTTCTTTATATTCTCTATATTCTTTTTGTGCAGGAGTTTCTTTTGCTTTTGCTATTTCATCTAATATAGCCATTGCATCTGCCTCTGATTGAATTTTATCAGCTATTCTTTTTTGTTCTTCTGCACTAATTTCTTTATTTGTTTCTTTAACAGTTTCTCTTCGTTTTACTGCTAATTCAGCATCTAAATTTGCTATTGCAAGATTACCTTGTCTTTGTAAGTTTTGATTTTCTTCTCTTAATTCTTGTATTCTTTTATTTTGTTCTTTAGTAAGATTAAGTTGGTTTTTTTGAGTTTTCTGTATATCTTGAACTTCTTTATTATTAGCTTTTCCTCTTGCTTCATAACCATCTAATTCAATACGTAATAATTCTTTTTGTGATGCTCCATTCTTTTTAGCATTTGCTAATTGTATTTGTGTATTATAATCAATAGATTTAGCAGCGTCATCTGTTAATTTTTTAGTATTTTCAAGTTGTTTATTTAATTCTTCTTGTCTTTTAGTTAATTTTTCAGTAGCATCAGAAGCACTACCCATTTTAGATATTAGATATCCAATTCCAACAATTAATGCTCCAACCCCTGTTGATACCATAGCACCTCGAAGCAATTTTAATCCTGTAGTAGCTGCTGCATTTACATAAGTATAAGTAGCAGTAGCTATTGTTAATGCTCTTTGATATATTGTAGTATTTGATATAACAGTACCTAATATTTTAAATTGGTCTATACTTTCTCCTAATGTTTGCAATCCACTTGCAATAGCCATTGCAGATTGAACCTTTAAAATAGCTGCTTCTACCTCTTTACTTTCAGTGCCTAATGCACCCATTATTCCTGTAACCGCACTAAATCCTCCTGCAACACCAGCTAACGAACCACTTAATGCTCTAAATTTAGCATCAGGATTAAAGGCATCAGTTAATGCTTTTGCATCTCCAATTCTATCTCTTAATTCAGCTGCTTTTTTAGCAGCGTTTACTGCTTCTTTTGATGTTGCTCCAAACTTATCAGATAAAATAGCTACTTCTGCCTGTGCGTTTCTTAATTGAGTTCTTAAACCAGATACTGATTGTTGAGCAGAATCTAAATTTGATTTTATTTCTAACTCTATTGTTTTCTTTTCAGCCATTTTATTTCTCTTTTGATTTGGTTAAATCCTTGTTTTAATGTTGTTGGTCTTTGGTATTTTCCTTTAGCTATTTCAATAAGTTCACTTTGTCCGTAAAATTCATCTAATGCTAATAAATCTAAAATGTGCTTTATCATTGTCTTTGGTCTGTTAATAATTCAAATTGTACTTCTCCTGTTGTTAAATCTGTTGTAAACGTATTAATCAAATACTTTGTGTCTCTTATAATAATATTATCATTCAATTTAAGCGTAGTTAATATACTCGTTGGTAGTATAGCACTAACTTTAACTAATCGTGCTTTAAAATTGAATATATTAGCAAAATAATTTGAGTAATACATTTGATATAAACTATTGTTTACTATTTCATTCGTTAATGTACTTTGTTGTTCATTGAAATTTAATCCGTATGTTTCACCGCTTATTAAAGTTTCTTGTCCGAATGCTTTATAAACTGTATGCGGAGTTGATGTTCCTCCGCTTGAACTTGTATTGAAATAAAATTGAGGTACAGTTGTCAATGCAGTTGAATTATAATCATATAAAATAATTGGCTTTGGAATATATTTTTGTAAGTCTGTTTTTAAAGAATAACCAACTTGTAATAATCCGGTTAAATTTGAAAAGTTTAAATCTTCAAACGGTAATTTTATAGAATATTCTTCTCCCTCTGCTGGCGGTGTATTTGAATAATGTAATGAACCATATTCAATACCCGCATTTGAATTAAAACCTACATTTATAACTGATTCACTTTTTTCATAATCAAAGTTTATTTTTTTATAAGTTTTTACTCGGTTTAAATTCTTTTTATCTTGAATAACATATTTTGTAATGTCTATATCTGAACCATCTAAATAATAGTTTTCTAATGTATCAACTGTATAATTTATTCCATCTTCTGAATAACAAGTAAGATTAAACATTTTTAATAAGCCACTAAAAAAATCTTCTATTTTAATTTCTGGCATATATCTTTTTACAGAAATTATTGGAGATGCTGTTAAAGTTTGATTTGTTGCTTTTGTTATGTTTTGATTTATAAAATAAGGTACATCAGGATTTGGAATTTCATAATTATATCTTGAAACTAAAAGAACTCTTGTTGAAAATGTTAAATTACTTTCTGAAGAAATTGTAAAATATATCTGTTCGTTAGCTGATTGATAAGCAACTTTAAAATAATTCATTACATTTTGTTCTGATGTTGATGTGCTAATATTAACAGTAGAATCTAATCCACTATTTGTATATAATCTTACTGTAATTGGTATTCCAGATACAGTAAATGTCATATATAAACGTACATATCTATCGTATTTTATATCAACTGCATTAAAACTACTTGTTAATATTTTATTATTTAAAATTGGTGGTACTTGAAATAAATTTATAACACCTGCAACTGGAGGTGATGGTGAATAAGTTAATGCCCCAACAGTATCAAACAATACTAATACTTCTTGATTTATTGTTTCAAAAGCATCTGCATTTTTTAAATATAAATAAGCGTTTGTAAATCTTTCATTAGATAAAAATGAACCATTAAAATTTAAGTTTAAAATATTACTATCATTTTGAATCATATTAAAAACTGCCGATAATTTTATAGCTGGAAATAAGTCATTATATCTTATTGGTGTTCCAATTGCCGAAATATCATATCCACTTCCATATTTCCAAACATTACCCGAACTAATTAAAGGGAACATTATATCTGAACTTGTTGTAGTTGTAACTACTTTGTTTTTTACGAATGTTGGTGTATATAAAAAGTCATAAGTAGTATCAGTTAAATCTTTTAAATATTTACCATTAAATTTATCTTTTAAATTTCCTAATGTTCCAATAAAAGTAATTGAATAATCTTTCGCTTGTCCATCTTCTACATTTGCACTTTCTAATTGAATTTTTCCTTTACGAAAAGTAATAGTATCTATTTCAATATAAGCATCTGACTTAACTAATGTACTGAAAGGACTATCATTTGAGTTGTCGTACCAATGTCTGAATATTTTATTATTTTGCTTTGATGCTGGTACTGTAAATGTTTGGCTAAAATCAGTAAAGGTTTTACTAATATCGTTGATGTTTTGAATAGAACTTGTTACCGAAATCTTTTCATCATCAAATAAATCAATTCGGTTATATTCTAATGTATCAACATCTTTTATGTATATGGCTACTGCTAACATTATACTACATCATTTATAAGGTTATAAGCGTATTCAAACTCCATTTCGTAGTTTATCAATTTATCTTTTAAACTTGTCTTTAAATCGCTTCCTTGTGTTTTAACTGTTACAGGTTTATTATCTAACAAAACAGTTTCTGATAATAATAAATCAGTTATTAATTCTGAATAATTTTCATCTACAAATCCTGTGTTTAATTTAACTGTTTGCTTTCCGTTTGTATTCATTGTTTTAAACTGCCCAATAGAAGTATTGTAGTTTAATGCTTGTTGGCTCAATTTGTAGTCTGTTCTTTTTACTGTTACGCTATTTGTTTGGGCTTTAAAGAATGTAATAGTTTGCCAACCTCCGTATCTATTTACAAAGTCGCATAACACTGGTGTATATTTGCACTCTTCAATCGGATAGGTAAAGAATGTTTTAATAGTTGGGCTTCCACTTGCAGGTGTGTAAGTAATTGTAACTTTGCATCCGTTAATAAAATTGCCATCTAATTTAGCTAAACTAATTCTAATTTTTATGTTGTATATTCCAGAAACACCACCTAAAACATTTTCGCTTAAAGAATAAATAATCCCATCAATTCTTTCGTATTTTACCACAATAGTAGTTGTTGTTGTAGTTGGTTTATCAAATAATATATTTACATATTGAATTAAATTATTTGGATATGTTGGTAATTGATAATAGTAATTAGAAATGTTTGTATTGCTCAATATTTCCATTACTGATTCAGATGGGTTTTGATTCCCACTTGTATAACTTGTAAATCCGTTTACGCCTATGTAATCTGTTGTATTTAAAAGCGTATCAACACCTGTAACAATTTTGTATCTTTTTACTCTAAATTTTACCCATTCATTATTTTGCTCTAATGTTGTAAATTCATTATAAGTAGCTTTGATATTATCTATGTATTCTTTTACATAGTTTGAAACATTATAAATCGTGCTCAACTGTGTAGGGCTTGATATATTTTTAGACAAAGTATACGTTGGTGTTGCAGGTATTGTACTGCCATTCCAGATAAACAATTCAATCTTACTTCCATTTTGTCCTGCTTCGTTTATTTCAATTATAAACGGGCTTCTTAATTCTACTACTTTCATTTGGTATGGTTTATTGTTTCAATTAATGTTTCATCAATATATATTTCCTCTTTGCAAGTCCAAAGGCTAACATATTGACTTGAATTAATTTCTTCTTCTGATTCTATTATAAACGTTGGTATTTCGTCTTCTTCTTTATAAATTTTTACTATGTTCATTTTATATCTTTTAAATTATAATCTACCATTGTTTCTACATCTTGACCAAATGCTTTTAATAAATCTACATCTATATATTTTTTATATCCTGCTTCAAATGGCTTTGTGAAAAATAAAGAAGGTTTAATTCCATTTAAAAATATACTTCTTGCTATTGCATATTGTAAACCTTTTCTTGATTGAAATTCTCCTTTTTCATTTCTTGGTGCAATACCTTTTCTTACCATCCATTTATCAAATGCTTTTACAGGAGGCATTTTATTTTTATAACTATATGGTGTATTGTATTTTTTAATCTTACCTGAAACTCCTTTATCCTGATAAGCACCATATTCTGCCATTGTAAAACCAACTATGCTAAATCCATTTTCAGTAACTACTTCACCATCGATTGAATTATATAATTCTTTAGAACTATTCTTGCCACTTTTAGTTAGATTGCTTCTGGATTGTTGGATAACATAATCCCTGAATTTCTTTAAAGTCTTTTCAACTTCTAACATTTGCTCATTTGGTTTTGTATTACCATATCAAAAGTAACAGTTACTCCTGCCATTTTATTTTCAAATCTTTCTGTAAAAAATTCACAAGATGGTGTACCTGCTAATTCATAATTATCACCAAATTTACCCATTCTTAAAACTTCTAAAAACCTATTAACTACCATTAATTGTGTATTTAAAACATCTTGCTCATTGTCATTACCTAAAAATATATCTGTTGTTAATGATTTACTTTCATCAACTATATCCATACATAATATAGATACATTGTAACTCCAAGTTGAACCTAAATAAGTTGCTGAATTAATTATAATATGACTCAAAGGAAAGATTGTAAGCTTGTTTAAATCAACTTTAAATATATCTCCAATAGTAACTGTGTTTACAAATAAATCTTCCTTTAATTGGTTCTTAATTGCTTGTGTTATTTCGTAATAATGTGATGTCATCTATTCTGTCTTTTAATTAAATCAGCTTCTATTTTATTCTTTTCTTTTTCGAATGTTAGATATGTTAAACATTGATTAATTGGTAATCTTGTAACTGCGTCAAATCTGTTAAGGTCTCCTTGAGCAAGAGCATAGATTGAACTATACCATCCCCACTTTTGTCCGAAGTTTGCTGTTGCAGAATATTCTGTACCTCCGTGTCCTTCTCCAAATAATGAATCGTAGCTTTCAATAATTCGTTGCCTAAACGATAAAAAAAAACCGTAGCACCTAAACAAACATCTAATGGTGCAAACTTCATTACTTCAGCATACGTTATTGTTCCATTATAATCTTCAATCTCATACGTGCCATTTAAGCCCTTCTTTTTAATTGGTCTATATAATACCGCCATTGCTTTATGTATCTCATCCCAATCGGTTATATACGTATCTAAATCTGTATACTCACCAAATGTCATATCTTCTAAATTAGGAATGAAACCAAATTCAGTTCCCCCCATTTTAAACGTAGGTATAAAAGAATGATTCTGATTAAACATATTTCCTATAGATGTAGTTATATCATTTACATCTTTATATTTAATTGAAGCAACTTCTTTTAAATCTATTCCACAAAATATCTGTACCATCTTTTGATGTAGAAATTCTGTATCTTCATTGTCTTTAGCTATCTTTAAAAAAGCCTGATACTGTGAAAGTTTTATTTCACTTAATTTAGTTGGTATTGTTATTTCTAATTTCATTTGATTTGTTTTTTATAATAATAAAATAAAGTGTAAATTGTATTAAACAAAAAAAAGACCAGAAGGCTGTTCTTACGGGAAGCTCTACTGGTACTTTAATTTAAATTACTAACCTTGTGTTTTTCTTATAGCTATTTCAGGTTAGCCCCCGATGCTTACATAAGAGCAGGTTTACTGACTAATGATTTGCTTGTACTCCAGATTACTGTTAAACCTTTTTCATCCTTTTAGCACCATCATTAATTAACAGTTAGCATTAGTAATTTCTTTTATATCTATCGCAAAGAATATTTGTTTAAACATATCTTTGAATAGTGTAATAACCATTTGTTCGCTTGATGCTATTATTTTAGCATACTCATAATCTTTTTCGTTGTCAGCATATCTGTACCAACCTTTAACTTCGTATTGTTTCATAGTGTTTGTTTTAAGATTAAATATATTTTACAAATATAATACTTTTTGTTATTTATATTTTACTTTAACATTTATTTAACTATTCAAATAAGCACTTGCAACTTTATACATCTCTTGCATCTTTCTAATCTCACCTATATTACGTGGCAAATTAATAACCACTTCTATATTCTTTATGTGGTGAATATAACATTGTATTGTTGAAATAATTTCCCCGTATGTCATTAGTATATAAAGTAACTTCCTTTGTTTGGATTCTCTAATTGATAGCCTACTGCATAACGTAAGGCATCTATTAAATGGTTATGATTATCTATTGGTGTGTTTGATTTCTTTTCTAACCAACAATAGTTATTTAATTCTTTGATTAGATTAATTGATTCCGGACTTATTATTAAATCATAATCTTGTAATAATGCTATTCCATAAGTAACTGAACCTTGACCTTTAATTGCAGGAAATATATTTAATCCTGCCGATTGTAACTCAGATATTAGTCTCGGTTCAGCACTATCTGCTATTATTAAACTATCAATACAATGTTGCTTATTTAAAGCGTATATTTGAGACGTTGTTAATGATGGCAAATAAAACCTTTCATTAATGTAAATTCGTTTATTAGAAGTGTCTATATTGCATTCTACTAATGTTGTTGGGTCATTACTAAAACCAAAATCTTGTCCGAATACAGATTTACCTATTTGTTCATACTTTCCAATAGTCCAGTTACTAAATATAACTCCTTCAGCTTTATCTAACCATCCACCTAATATTTGATGCTTATACTTTTCTGGTCTACGTTTCTTTATATTTTCAATCTGATTAATAAACGATTCAGAAAGGTTATGTATGTTATCTTGATACGTTGTATGTATGTATGTTGTGTCTCCTTTAATTAAATTACTACCCGCTTCTATTCCTTTATCTTCAAAGAATTTCTTATAAATAAAATGTTCTTTTGTCGCAGGATTCAACACAAGTAAAACCCTATTCTGAACTCCTTTAGTTCTTATACTAAAATCAATCTTTTCAAATATTTCTTCATCATTTAATTCTTCTGCTTCATCTAATACCCAAGTTGTAACTCCAGCTAATGATTTTAAACTTGCAGTTTGTGTTCCACTACTTGTTTTAATGCCTTTAAAGATGATTTTAGACCCTGTTTTAAGATTTACTATTTCATCCTTCGTTATATAAAATTCGTGGCTTAAATTGGCCGTTTCAATCTTATCTATAAATTCAGGAATAATAGAAACGTTTGCAGATGTTAAGGTATATCTTGTAAATAATATTACGTGTCCTACTTCATAAGTTAATAACAGAAGAAACGAGTTCAAAGAATATGATTTCCCTGAACCCCTTCCACCTGTAATTACAAAGTATCTACTTTCACTTCCTAATAGATTATATTTTTCATTCAGATTTATTTCCAATTTTAAATATATCTTTTATGTTAAAATCATTTACATTGTGTGTAGCTTCTATAATTTCTTTTGGCTTACCAAATATATGTTCAGCAATAAACAACTGTCCTCTTTGTGATTCCATTAGTGTAGATTTAACAAAAGCTATTTTTGTTTCTTCTTCTGTATCTTTATTATAAAGTTCGCCTAATGCTTTAAGAAAGATATTATTTACTTTTTCTTCTTCTACTTTTGGTTTACGTCCAGCGTTTTTATTTCCACCATTGTATTTTCTTTTATCTTCCATAATCAAAAAAGTTATCATTATTAAATTAAAAATAAACATTTTTGTTTATTGTTTATCTTTAAATCCATTTTTCAATCTCATTAAATTATTTGCTCTTTCTTTTATCTGTTTAAATTCAGAATCAGTTTTAACTCTTTCAGATAAACATTTATCACAATATAAATCTTGAGTATTACCTGTAGTTATTACTATGCTACATAGGTGACATAATGTAGCACCTTTACCATTATTAAATTTGTGAATTGGTTTCATCTTATTTTTTTGAATTGTTCAAACCATTCTTCTTTTGTATCAATATTTGAATTTACTAAATCATAATGAAAACAATAAAGTATTGTCATTACTTCTTTCTCACTATAACTTCTTTCCATTTGCCATTTAGAACCTTTAATAAAAGCATCAATTGGCACATCTTGAGTAAGTGGTTCTCCTTCATATAATTTTTTGTAATTTATTACAGCGGCATCTTCAATATATCCATAATCAACACCAGTAGCATTATTACAATTATCACATTGTTCTAAACACTTATCGTCATAATCAACTTCATCACCACAATAGAAATTTTTTTTAATTGAATCTTTCATTCTCCTTGTCCTTTTTTAATTAAATAATACCATAGCCAAATTAACTTTGACCTTATAAATTCATAAGCTATTAACACTAATATATATTTCATTCTTCATCAGGTTTATATTCCCAAAAATATTCACATTCTAATCCTTTATTTGGAGGTTTACAAAAGTATGATTGTCTAAACTTACTTGGTTCTGCTTTATATCTATAACATATAGAAGATAGTTCACAGTTGTTTCCTGAGCAAAGTGTTATATCTGGCATCTTAATTGTTTTTATTATGTTCTATTACTTTCATATTCATATCATAGATAGCTTCTAAACGTAGTATCATTACATTGTGATGTTCTGTATCTTTTGTTTGATTAAGAAGGTTGTTTAACTGTTCTATTATTTTGTATTCGTATGCTGCTTTTTCAAGTTTGTTTATTCTTAAATTACTTTCTTGTAATTCAATTTCTAATTCAGATACT